GCAAAGTTAATATTTTATTTGTTCCCTTCGCTGACACAGTTCAATTTACGGCCTCTTTCAAAGAGAATAAGCCGGAGCATTAAACTCCGGCTTTCAATTGATTAGCCCTTTGAATTTCAAACGATTTATAATTTCGGTGTAAAGATAGCCTATATCCTCACTAAAATCATCGTAATTTTGATACAGAAACACAACATCTTCACAGTTGTTGGAAATTGTACTTTCGGATTGAATGCCAACAACCTTCGCTATTTCTCCTCTTATCCCGTAAACAGTCTTCCCACCGGCAAGCGTACTAGGTGAAAACAAGTATAGGATAATAAAGATGAACTTCTTTCTTTGGGTGACATTTTCGAGGCATGGGGGGCAATCTCTTTCGTTGAGTATCTCAGCGAATATCTTATAGATTTCATAAATAAGGCTTTTATCAGATAGAATAGGCGTAGATATTGCATTCTCTTCTTCGGAAAGTTCTGATTTCTTGATTCTAATCTTTTTTAAGCGAATAATTCTATCAAAATTCAGTTCCATAACACGATTATTTTAAAAGTAAATAGTATATTTGCATCATAATCGTGTAAGATTTGGGAGAATTAAGCTTGGTCGTGCTCGCTGGTTCTCCCTTTCTATTTTAAAGCCCTATTTCTTTTGCGAATGGCTTTATTTCTCTTGTCTACTTCTCTGCTCCATATTGAAGCGTTATAGATAGAAGTTGCATATAATCTCAATTCCTCGCTATTAGCAAGAAAATCTACTCGTAATGCTATTTTCATTGATTCAGCATACAAGTTCTGGTCAATATAATTATCCATAATAGTTATTGATTTTACTTTCTAAAAAACATATCGCCCGAAATGGACCGGGCTGTAATACTGATAATGTTTTGGCTGTATCATTTAAAGGGTTAATAACTTTCTTCTATATCTTCGTATGATAGGCAGTAACCAAGCAGGTTCATATTTGGCTCTCCAATCAAACAATCGTCTAAATATCTGCAATTCATGCAGCACCATTCATCTGATAATCTACCCATATCTATCTTGTTATTAGTCAAACAGCTTAAATTCATACACCCAAACAAAAGGATTACGTTCCCATGTGCCTTTGTCAGATACTTTGTCTATCAGAACAGCAAAGGCTTCTTTAGGTCTCTTGAACCACTGGGAAGCGAAATAACCGCTTTCTCCATTCAAAAAGGCATCATAGGCGTAAATAAGCGGTGATTCATCAGATATTACTTCTTGCTTTACAATTCCCTCTTTCAAGCAATCTTCATCAGATATATCCTGTAGGCGTTCAACCTTAATTCCGGTTATTTTAATATGGCGGGGCATCAGGTCGGCTTTCACAAACATTTTATTTCCCCAACCGGGATATAATTTCAGTTCAGGCAATATAGAATCCAAGTATTCTAAGTAAGCTGCATTTTTCCCTTTTCTATGAAATCGGTCAACATCCATATAGCTTTGCGCAATGGCAACGACTTCACCAACCTTGTATTTAGGTTCAAATGTCATACGAATATTATCAGACTTGTCTTTCCAAATAATACAATCATCGACAATATCAAATATATCGTCAATGTCAAGGTAAGGAACAAGTTTATCAGGGATATAAAATATCCTTCTCGTCATAGTCTTCAGACCTTCTAATACAGCCTGTGTCAAACCGTATTTATCGTTGAACATTATCTTATTCATATCTATCTTGTTATTAGTCAATTAATTCGGGATTATCATGAATATTACCAAGTACTTTAATTATTCGTTTTGATGAATTCCACCAACCGGGAGATACTTGATGCCAATAACCTGTGTCCATTTTTTCGTCTAGGTCTTCTATGTTGGCTAAACAAAAACAAGCATAATCATCTATATATCTCACCAATTTGGGGTATTTACCGTTTACGCTGATTATATCCCCTTCATAGATTTCGTTGCCGTTTTTGTCGAATAAGCCTGTGAATTGTCCCACAGTTGTAGTTTCTACCTTACTTCTATTAAACATTTCAGTAGCTTCGCATCCATATTGGGAAAGTTTCTTGCTGAAAATAGCCATTTCACTACTTTCGTACTGAATCAAGTCACCAAATATCCATTCGTTATTATATAAGTTTTTACCTCTGAATTTTATTGTTCTCATATTCATTACTATCTTTATGTTATTCGTCAATTACTTCTTATTCTCCTTGCATTTCTTGCAGAGATAAAGCCCTGTATCTTCATCTCTACCCTCTGATTTCCACATATCAGACATACAATTATCGCAATATGTAGCCTCACTTTCATCTTCACATGCTCCACAAAAGTTCTTTCCCTCAATCTCGTAATGACAACCTTCGGAATAACTATCATACAATCTCTTACACACGTCACACATTTCTATCGAATCCGGTAGTATGGGGAAGTGTTCTTGTAGATACCAAATAACAGTACTTGATTGCTCTGGAGTAAGTTTAACTTTATACTCATCACCTAAAGAAATTCCTTCTGGAATATCACCCTGCAAAAAGGAATGAAACTCTTGAATCCATTCTAAATCGCTCCAATCACGATTAGAATTATTCTTTTGAAGTTTAATCTCATTCTTATTCATTTCTAAATTGTTTTGATTTATAGTAGCCCGAAGGCTACTGATTTAGTTTTTATACATTTTGCATTTACGAAGTTGTAAAGGCACAAACGTGAGAAGATATGCCCGGACATTACGCGCCTGACTTAGCATTAAATTGTAATTGTTTTCTTTTCCTTTCTGCCATTCTGCCAATGTGCCGTTTCTCATTGCGTATATCTTGCTTAATCCAAGATTGCGAAGTTTAAATGTATCGAGAATAGCCGTTGATATGTGGTTATTTACATCAACCATGTTTGTACATGATTGAATCGCTTTAATCTGCCTCCATGCTCTTTTATTGACTTTACTTGTAATTGTTTTCATAATCTTGCTCCTTTTTATTTCTGTATTACGCAAATCCTTGAATATTCTTCAAGAATTTGCAAGGTCATTACTTGGTCTTATTCACTAAAACACTTGGTCTTTTAACACTTTCGAGTTTTAGTAACTCTTTAGTTGCATCAATATCGATGAAATTAGTCCAACCAGCTTTATGTAACATAATAGCCGCTTCCCTGATTGTCAGGGAGCCGGTTATTACTCTTTCTCTTAATGATTCGAATATGCCTTTCATACTTTTTCTATTATACATTAGTTTATAATGCTAATTTGGGTTCTCGCATAGCCTGTAATACACGTTCACAGGCTGTATAATAATGCTTTCCCAAATTCTCAAATCCGATAAAATGTCTATTAGTGTTTATACAGGCTACTGCAGTGGTACCACTTCCAATACAATTATCCAGGACGGTTTCACCATCATTGGTGTAAGTCATAATTAGGTACTCCAAAAGCTTCACCGGCTTTTGGTTAGGATGAAGCGAAGAGTTCTGTGTGTCTGTTTTGAAGACTTGTATACTACGCGGATACCTTTCTGTTGAATCATAATGGTAATCCTGATTCATTGCTCCGTACACTTCTGTTTGGCAGTTTTTTGATCTGAAAGTTTTTTTTCTTTCATGACCAGATGTTTTTTGAGGATTATAGGTACATTGCTTTTTGTAGAATACACTAATCAATTCATGATTACGGAGAGGTTGCTTCTTAGCATTTAGAAAGCCAACCCCTTTTATCTTATCCCATACCCAGTCATATTTATACCACTCAATATTACTTAGTCTTAAATAGCTGGAAAAGGGTTCCGCACCAAACAATACAATAGCCCCATTGTCTTTAATGATACGTTTGTATTGTTCCCATAGAGGTTCAAACGGAATTATTATATCCCATTTACTTTGAGTGGTACCGTATGGAAGATCGCATATTATAGCATCGACACTTTTATCTGGAATACGTTTCATCCCTTCGATACAATCTTCATTGTATATTTTATCTAATTCAATCTCGCACATATCCTGTCTATTGAAATAATGTTTGTTGGACTTGCGACAACACTAGCTTATTCGCATCAGCAAAGAACTTTTTCTTTATCTCGAATCCGTATGCTTTGCGTCCTAGTTGGGCGGCTGCTAGTAAAGTAGAACCGCTTCCGGCACATGGATCAATAACTACATCACCTTTATCAGTGAATATTTCTATTAACCTACGAAGTAATGGTACTGGCTTTTGGGTATTGTGAACCTTCGGTGTTTCATTATCCTGTACCCAATCAAAGCAATTGAATATCATCCGTCCGTCGTTGTTAAACTTTGGAAGCTTGTCACGATACAACAAAAGACCATATTCGCAGTTACCAACCACTTTCATGTTTGCTTTTAAAACCTGCGATGAAAAGTTTTTTCTAAATACAAGATTTATGTATTTACCCAAACCGTATCTCTTACCAAGTTCGATATATCGGAACTGGTCTTCAAATTCACAAAAGATTATCATACATGGTGCACTTTTTTTAGTCTTAGGTTCTTTTACAAGCATTTGGCTACAGAAGTGCATAAACTCTGCCGGGCGAAAGTCTTTATCGGTATCAAAGAATTGTTTGCCCGCCTTATCACTTTCTCCGTTCTTATTATCACCATCCACATACCATGAGGGATTAGAGGCATAAGCATTATTTCCTAAATTGTAAGGGACATCAGCTATAATTAGTTGAGCTTTGGGGATTCCATAAACTTTGTAGTTCTGGAAATGATCGTTATACAATTCTACATTTTTCATTGTATTATATTAAAGTTCGTAAACAATACTCAGCTATCCAGTAGATAGCAAAATAAAATGCCGCATATATAGTTATTACTGATATTGCGGCAAAGAGGTATTTAAGAGGTTTCATCGTCTGCTTTTCCCTTTGATTTCGATTACATTAAACATTTCATTGATTCGGTCTGCGATATATTCCCCATATTTAGGCTCAAACTCTTCCGGTTGCATATTGGTAGTCATAAACGTTTTGCATATCCTACGATTGTCGTATCTGGATTGGAGAATATACTGTATTATATCCATTTCAGAACCAAAGTATTTTACCCTTGGTTCTTTCCCTACTTCGTCAATACCTAGGGCAATGCCGTTTAACCCATCGTATTTAGAAATACCATCAACTCCCTTTCTGGTGTATTGATTGGAAATGAATGTAGCTGATTCAATAGGAAATCCACCAGATAAGTAATATCCGGTTTCGTCTTTACCGTTGCTATACCTGTCGTATAATTGGATAATTTTCAATATCGTGGATTTACCAGTTCCAACAGGACCATACAGCAATAAACCTTTGTTACTATCTAGTTTTTCTGATCCCTTGATGAGATATAAAAAAAGCTCGTTCATAAACTCACGATTTCTTTCATCAACAGTGAATTCGGGGCATGCCAATAAACAGCACCTACGGAAAAGAGCTGAAGAATTCCTGAAAGCAACTGCATCATAACTTGACCGTCCGAACTTTAACGGCACACTCTGAGGATTGATTTGATTTCTGATTGTTTCCATGCTTTAATTTTAACCATTCTTGATAATCTCGTTCAGTTCCCGTAAATACAACCCCTGTCCAATTAGATTCAATTGCTCTTTCAATCTGCCGGATGGCAAACTCTTCCTCGAATTTGGAAAGTTTATCTAGCGAAAGTTGCAAAGCATAATTGAGTTTCTTCTTCCACTTAGGACTTTGCCGAAGTGTTTCCCATGCCGACATAAAAGCTATTGATGTAAAAGGAAAGATTAAAGGCTTTTCATCCCCTTCTTTCTTCTTAGAACTTTTAGGCTTTTTGGGTGGGGTGCTCTCGTGCGTATGCGCGAGACTCTCTTCTTTGTTTATAGTTTTAATATCTATAATAGGTGGGATTTGTGTTTCATCTAAACATTTTCCAGATGAAAGTACAGATGATGCCAAATTATCATCTAAGCATTTTACAGGTGTTTCTACAGATGATTCTACAGGTGGTATTTCTCCACCTTCGTTATTATCATCTGAACTTTCATCTGTAGAATCATCTGTACTTTCATCTGGAAAATAGACGGATGATATTACAGTAGTAAATGAGTAATAACAACCTATTCGCTTGTCTTTTGTCGATTGGAAGTAAAGTAATCCGGCATCGCTCAAATCACCCCTCGATTTTATTAAGGTTTTCTCTGACATATTCAAAATAGAACACAAATCAGAGTTCTTCTTTTTAAAAACATCCTTCCACTTCATTTCATTACAGATGGCTACAAGTTCGTGATAAAGAGCTTGGGCGGCTGTAGTGAGATAGGTATCATCCCGAACCTTTCGGAGTTTGGATATTAGTTGATAACTATTCATATTCAAATCGCATATATACAGTTTCGTATACTGTCAGCTACGAAACGTTTATTCAACAGGGTACAATAGACAACACGGGGATTTCCTTTAGATACAGGAACCAATTCACCGTTCTTACATTTTGAACAGGTATCTGGACGAATAACTTCTTTTTCGGGTTTCTTTGCCATAATTTAAAAATAAATATTGGTTAATTGCCTACTTTTGGACCAGACAGTCCACTTACCATTACCACCATCAACTAATCGAAGGTCTTTTACTTCTCCGAATCGTTTGACATTACCACAGAGGTCTATAATCCATCCAGCTTCTTTTGACGGATGCGGACGGATAGCCCGGCCAACAATCTGATACCACATAGCAAGAGACATCGTAGGACGTGCCATAACAATAGTGTCAAGTTCGGGATAGTCGAAACCTGTAGTCAATACTCCGACATTCGCTACTACCGGAATCTCACCGGACTTAAACGCTTCGAGTATCTGCTCGCGCTCTTTCTTTGGAGTCTCACCAGAAACAATTACACATCCAGGTATAGACCATGTTAACCGTTCAGCTTCTTTCAAGAAGCGGGTAAAGACTAAGATACCTTTACGCTTACCTCCTTGTATTGGATTCATAAGCCTTTGTACGATATGAACGAGATAACTATAAAAGTCTATTCGTTCATATTCCCGCTGAACTGATTTATCCGTATAGTCTGCACCGGTGGTATTTACTTTCAAATTTAATTCGTTCCATCCCATAGGATTCATTGGGTAGTAATTCAACTTAGAAAGAAAACCCATATCCAATAAAGTAGATACCTGTACGTGGTAGATAACTTCTTTGAAAATAGCCGGACGGGTCCGGGTGATGAACTTCAGCATAGAACCAAAATCCTGACTGGATGAAAGTCTATAAGGTGTAGCTGTTAATCCAAGAACCTTGCATTTCAATATAGAAAGAAAGTCTTTGTACATTCCTTCCTTTGGATTCACTAAGTGGCACTCATCTATTATCACGTTCTTGAAGTGTGCAAATAGTTCGGGATGTCCTTTTACGCTGCCGATGGTGGCAAAGGTTATCCGGCTTATCTCCTTTGAGTTGAAAGAGGCTGAATAGATGGAGCAATCAAGCACACCGTATGAACATAGCTTTTTGAAGTTTTGCTCTAAAATTTCTTTCGAGGGCTGAAACACCAAGGTATGTCCGTCTAACCGGTTGGCAATATCAGCAATGATAAGCGACTTTCCCGATCCTGTAGGCAATACCATGATGGCGTTAGTTTTCTTTGCCTTGTTGCTGAAGAAAGAAACGGCTGAATCAGATGCTTTCTGTTGGTAATCACGTAATATGTAGCTCATAACCCTTTCTCTTTTCGTAATTTCTTATTAAGTGCTTTGTAATACTTGATAAGCTGCTCATAATCAAAATCAGACTTCTTAGAAGTACCGGCAGCTTTCACTTTCAGCAAGTCGAATTTCTGTTGTCCAATTTTGGCTATCAGATTCACCCGATATCCTTCCAGATGGTCAGCTTTGAACCTATTGCAGTGACGGCATTCGGCATGGCAGTTATTTTCATCGAAACGTGTGGCCAAATGCGTGCGACTGAAATAGTGCCCGCAATCGGCTTGCTCAAACGGTTTTATCTGTCCGCAACTGATACAGCGAAAATATCCGTTCGGCATACAATCACGAAGCCGGATAAAGAGAGAGAACTCCTTATCAAGTTTAGCTTTCAAATCCGGCTTCTTCTTTACTGTTACCCCTGCTTTATCAAACAGAGGTAAAGGCTTGTCTTTCTTCTTAGCCTTGGTTCGTTTTATGTAATATGGCATTCTACTATTGGTTTACATAGTTCAATAACTCGCTTACAATCATCCACATCGAACATTCCTATATGGCAAACTTCACGGGGTATATTCAGTGGGTTAGATAGCCATAAGTAAGCTTTGTTTCTGTTCGAGGTATTGGGAATGTGTTTCTTCCAAATCTTATTGATTAGGCCTGTTTTGGCAATCTGGTCAAAATAGAAGTGAGCTTCTTTCTTTGCTTTCCTCAATTCCGCATTTGCCAAACGTCCTAATGCTTGGTCTGTACCCTTATGTACACCAACGTAAGCTCTACAATCACGACACAGATAAATCATGCCGTAGGAACGTCCGTAGATTATGGAACTATCCACGTATTCGGTAGGCTTGCCACAATAGGGACAAATCTTACCTGTTATAATTTCATCCATAATTTTCCAATTAAAAGCCCCGAAAGCGTATTCTCTGGGGCACAACTATTATTCACTAACTCTTGCCATTTATGTGTGGCTCACATTTATGTGGGACAAGCAGGAGTCGAACCTGCACAAGTATCGTCCGGATAGGTTTTCGATTAAATTTACTCACACATCCCCGGCACCGGTCTTGATGACATCCATTCTTATGTACACTCAGAATTTCCGTTCATTTAGTCTTAGCGCCCTATGACCATTTTGTCCCATGTTCGCCTGCCAATCTTCACAGATAGGCAGGCTGGGGTAAAAAGGTTAACAAAGCTATCTTAATAACTCATTTTTCCGAATAATAGCCTTTCCTGTAAGAATCGTATCTTCTGTATTGTGAGATAATGTACTTTGTTTGATACCTATCTGACCTTCGGATAAATGCCGGAAGATACCTGTTACCGAACTGAAGTAATAGTTCCGCTTTTCAAATATCAGGTAGACATGGATTACCTTTGTTTTTCGCATTATTTAAAATCAAAACTTCCAAATAGCTGTTATTTGGAATTATTTGTACTTCTTGATTGTTGAGAGAATATCTTCAATAGGCAGTGATACCGCTGTTTTGCCTGGTTCTTCGTATTCTTTCAAATACTCATAAGCATCAGGAAATTGTTCTTTTGCTCTTTTAAATGTCCTCAAAGAAAGAAGGGCTGATACAATTGAATTGTAAGTCTTTTCTTTTTCATCGTTTAGTTTATCAATCTTTATCCGCAGTTTATCAAGATGTTCAATGACTTGACTACCGACTTCGATATGCGGATACCAAGATGATGAAGCAGGAAAATATGATAGCTTCTCAATCCTAATTTCATGTTTACCGGAGTAGAGGGTTGCGCAGGATGATTTCTGAAAGCAACTTTTATGTTTTTCAAAACAATCTTTCAAATCTTTAGGTAGAGAGTTCTGAATCGCTTCCTCTGATATTATTTGTCTTTCATCTGATAGTGACTTTATCTTAGCAACTATCGGGGCTACCATCTTTTCGGCAACTTGTTCAGATATGGTTCTTGTTATATTCATAATTAAATAAATTCTTTGTTACATTCAGTTTCTTGCTGGGCATATATCAGCATTTGATGTTCATTCGCAGCCGGAAGGTAAATACCTGCCTGTGCCGCACTCCAATTGCGGAAGCGGTCAATGCTCAAAGTCATTTCACCTGTTGTCAGTTCGGCAGAACTGCGCAAATAGGTTACTTCATTGCCTTTTTTGTTGACCGTTTTACGTTCAAACAAATCACGGTTGCAAGTCCTCTTATAGAAGTCAATTTTTGCTTCGTCAAGGCTGCAACCATACTCACTACCGAAATACCCTAAAAGAAGATGTAAGTAGCTGTTTTGGGCAAGCGTACGGTTAGGTAACTTCTTTTTTACTTCCACCACAGCACGCTCTTTAAACAGCTTGTTTACATACTCTTTAAACTTGGGTACTTGGTATTCATTCTTCAAATCAAACAGCATACTTTAGAAGGGTAAATCATCCTTAGCATTGCCATTCGCATCAGCAGGAGGTGGAAAATCCTGCGATTGTTGATAAGTCGGCTGTGGTGCTGGTTGTTGTATTGGTGCAGTCTGTGGAGACTGGGATACACCGCCACGTCCTTCTATTTTATAGCACCGAATGGACGCCATACGTTTAAGCTCTCCATCCTGATTCGTCCAAGAACGTCCCTGTAAGACAAATGATACAGTAACAATATCACCCTGATTAAAGCGGTCAAGTTCTGTACACTTGTCACCCGAAAACTCTAAGGGAATAATGTTCTCATACTCGCTACGCTCTCTCGTATAAGGGTCGTAAGTGGTAGCATCTAAAATAAATTCCCGTTTCGTAAATGAGGAACCACCGTTTTTAGATGGAATTTGAACGGTTTGTCCGATTTCGATAATTCTTCCAGTTATTTGATTTTCCATTAATTTTCTCCTCCAAAAATCTTTTTATCGGTTATAAGTTCTCTATTTTCTTCCAAGAACCGGATAAATTCCTCACAATGGCTAGTAAGAATAGGTATATCACGTTCGGGGTTGAAAACGTATGTTTCTGTATAGGTATCTACCACAGAACCGCCTTTGTTGAACTCTACGATATTGTACTCAAACGTTCGCACATCCGATCCGTTCTGCATAAGAGCATAAGGATAAACTAAATGTTGGTGATGATCTTTGAATTTCCCTATAGTGTAACTGCCGGTTGTCTTGATGTCGTGGACGCTGGTAGGCATCAGTTCATCAATCAGACCGTAAACTAACACATTGCCGTATGTGGTGGGCAGAATGGCTTCTACCCGTTGTTGGGTCAATGCTCCTTTGTAATAATTGGCAAACTCGCGGCAAAGGTCAATGTGAAAAGTGAAAGTGCGATTGTTGTAAACGGCTTTTATCCCATAAAGTGTTCCATCATCATGATATACCCTGCTCATTTCCATTATAGAAGATTTACGGTTCTCAATCATACAATCAATGATTTCATTGAAAGCTGTGCCACGGTCGGCAGCTTCACTATCGAACGGCTTGCGGTTGATTCGGTCTATCAGTTCTTGAAACTGCAATTCGTGAAATTCTTCGGGAGTATGGGGAGGATTTTCACTCCATCCCCAATACTTATCCCAAATTACATCACTATTCAGATACCCCCAAAAGGCATCAAGAATTGTAGCATAAAAGCGGTACTTAAGCTGCATCTGAATAGGTTTTAGTTTCTTTGTCAAATACCAACCCCAAAGAGTTTACTTTGGCTGCAAACAGGCTTCTCGCTTTCATTAGAGAACTACCAACGTGTTCAAACTCATTGATATGTGAAGCGAACTCATTAGCGGAGTTGGCATCGGTGATAAATTCAATGCTTTCTTTTATTTCTTCTATCACCTTGTCATACTTTTCCTGCGCTTCCTTCTTAGCCGCCAGCATACTTAAATATGAATTGATTATCTTAGTGGTGATAAAGTCGTTCTTTGTGGTCGGATTACCGTTCTTATCGACGATAGTAGGCACCTCCATTACAGAAGGTAGATTGCAAGTATTCTTACCGTCATTTCTTGAAGTCGGGTCAAAGGTTATAGTACGTCTCTGTATGCCTCTCTCGCTCTTCATTTCAAGATAGCCAAGCAAATCCAGTTCAGTAACGATGGAGTTGTAGGACTTCTCACGTAAGGCAGGAATGAACACCGTATCATCACCTTCTTTTCTCGTATCACGGTGGGCGACAAAAATGATATGTTTATTCAGACTTGAGAGCGTTCTTGTCATCCAAGAAAATTCAGCATTGATACCACTCCAATCCCTGATAGACGGTTGGCGGCTACCACATTTATAAGTAATGATAAAGTCCATCATCTTACCGATAGTATCAACAACGATTGTCTGATAGCCTGATAAATCTTCTTGCAAGACTTGTTGAACATCACTCCAAGAAGTGACCTGTACTGTGTCTATGTTTTCCAAATGTGCCATATTCATACGTTTCACCCCGTTATCGAAATCCAATAACAAAGGTTTCGGAGCACTCAATGCTACCGTACTCTTTCCCATACCGGCTTGACCGTAAATCATCATTTTTACTGTGGTAGGGATTGCTAATTCATTACTTTTTTTGATAAGACTCATAATCGTAAAATTTAAAGGGTTAATTATATTCTTTGTTCTTTAGGATCAATAGCGTAAAGAAGCACATCACAAGCATTGATTGCATAAGGAGACATTTTCGTGGTTCCGGTCTTTTCTGCCCGTATTTTCTTTTCTGCTATCAGCTTTTCAAGTCTATAGCGACCGCCTACAAACTCTTTGGCCTGCTCTTTATTGAGAGAAACTCTGCTACCTATTCGATAGAGAGTATTTAGTTTTGCTTCTGCGTTCATTCTAACCTCCTTACTCTTTCAATAGTTTCAACTCTTGTTCTTCTTGCCCTTCTCATATCACTCTGTTCGTGATAAAGTGAAAAAGAAAAAAGGCATAAAAAGCAGCAAGCAACTGCAGAACGAGCAATAGGAGAGAAGTCCATAGTAAATTTCATTCCTGTCATTCGTTCATAAAACATTGTCGCCAGCTCTCTTCCGTTTCTAATTCGAAGAATTCTGAAAGCCTCTTGCAGTTGGTTATTTATCGTACTCAACGCCCTGCATTTCATCGAAGCTATCTCTTTCTTCTCATACCCCTGTGCGTACATTCGTGCTGTAACCTCACATTCAGGTGTAAGTTCTGTTAATACTCTTTCCATAATCGTGTAAGTTGATTGGTTACGCAGTTCTGGTAACTATAACAATGCCTTTTTCTTTGAATGATTCAGACTTCCATTTCTTGCCTTCATTGTAATGTTTGGCGTTCAAAAGGGATACATTGTTACGAATTGTCTCTAATGAAGATATTGGCAACTTGATTGTTGCTCCTTTCTTCATGGTTTTCATTTTTTCTTTGTTACTTACTTTTTCCATAAGCTGTTTTTTTAATTAGTGATTGTGGATAAGCCTCGATTCGAACGAGGATGAGCTTTACTGCTAATAAGCGAGAGTTCCGGCATACGTTCCGTGCGTCTTCCAATTCCGCCACTTATCCATGTTTGCCACACTAGCGCTCTAATGTGGACTTTGATATTCTTGTTCTTTTATTGATAAACATTCACTCTCACGAGCTACTTTGTTCCCGGATACCGAACCAACGGACACCGGGATAGATGCAGAACATTTAAAAATCAAATAAATACAGGGGCTTAAACCCTACGACGTCCTTTTCGTCGGCATCATTGGTTAAACATAAAAAGAAAAATCTCTGTGAAGGAACCCGGACTCGAACCGGGATGATGAATCTAATCTGTACTATCGCACATACATCCGTTAACTACCTTCTGATACCATATAGGCATAAAATACTACTTAGTCAGTAAGGGTATCATCTATAACGGTTACTAATTAGCGTCTACCAATTCCGCCATTCCTTCAAATAAAAAAAGATGCGCTATCTTCGCAGACCGCGCACCCGTACAACACAAACACAAAATAAAACACGATAAAAACTACTATATTTTTCAGAATCCGCCCGGCTGGTTTCCCTAACTCACAGTACTGACTTATTGCAGGAACCTTATGCCGGATTATCGGTCTACCTTTTTGCGGATTTCTACTTTATTTACCTATACTTTATTTTTACATTTAGATAAGTAATCTCTAAATTCATTACAATTTTGTTCACAGCATGCAACATCACTTCCGTATTTATAACACTGATATTCAGTGACAGCATATTTGCATTTTGATTTAAAATTACTAAAAGAGCGTTCCACTGCACAACCAAGAACCTTCTCTTCTATATCAGCTTTTTGTTTAGCGGCTTCTTTCAAATTTTCACTCATATTTGATTTGTTATTAGTTAATTCTGTCAAGCCAATCACGAACGCATTTTTCTGCTTCTGAATAATTAGAAAATATCTTTTCTTCAACAGTTAAACGCCATCGCGACAATTCGCCACGAATTATTCCTGCATCATCCTTCCAAATATTTAACGCTCCATTGTTTCCGGCAGCAGTACATGCGAATCCGAGTTCAAGGGTCGGTTTAATATTACTTGTATCATTAATCCAGTATGAATCAATATCTCGATTAACCCCTGGCAATCCTACTAACTGGCAGAACGGTTCTTCTGTTTTAACACTTATATTTTTACTCATTACTGATTTGTTTTACTATAATTTTATTCATGGTTTATACGAATGACTTCGTATCCAAGATTTTTATAATGTTCTTCAAAGTAGTCTGCATTATGGCTACCCGTAAACGATGTTTCAATTCCGTCTACTTTTAATATATACGAAAAATGACCATTTATGATGGTGCATATTTTTTCTTCTTTATTCATACTTATTCTTGTTTTACGCCAATCCTTGAAAATTTTTCAAAGATTTGCAAGTTTCTTTACTCGAATACGATCCTATTCATGTAATTCTGTATAGGCTATTCTAACAAAGGCGAAAGTCCCGATACATATAATACCCATTATAACAATAGACATTAATTTCATGGGGCTAGATGTCGTAATAGCCCCATATAGCATACCAATAGCACATAAGGCTAAAATTATGGATAAAATAAACTGGATTAGTTTCATATTCAATCCTCCTTTTCGATTTTAAACCCTTTATCTTCGAGATAACTAATTATGGTATCTTCGCTTATCTGATTTAGGACTTCTGTTTCATCCATTTCAGAAACCAAACTAGATGTATCGAAATACTCTACGCAATCAGATGCATTCACTAGCGATAATAAACTATCTGCATCTACTTTTGAATAATAATGTGACATAATCGTATAATTTAAAATTTGTGCCCTATCTGATTCTCACTATCAGTTGCCAGTTTCAAGCTGTCAATAGGGCTATATGTTAAATCACTTAGATAGCGTTATAGCTCGCCTAACCTGCTATATGCTTACTGATAAAGACTTTTCGGACTTCCAAGTGATGTTTATAACTAATTCAAACCTTCAACCAGTCACGGCATTTCTGCTATGGTTGAATTTCTTTTCGTATTAACCAAAATGTCAAAGAGCTAATCAATAGAACCCTGCCCGATTCTCGCTATCGGCTGCCGTTCAATCCGTCAGCAGGGTAGGGGTGTTATGCGTATCGGCTCAATCCTTGAACCATACAGAGGGCATCGTAATCCATACCATCATCTTCTTTAGCATCAAGTCCTAAAATTGTTTGGTAAGTCTCTATTTCTTCTTGTATCACTTCTATGATGTCAGCCTTGCAATCTACGTTGTAAACTCTACGGGCTGTTGCTTCGTCCATATTCTGAACATTGTCCAAGTCACTGTATAAGGCGTTCAAGCCTTGTTCTAATTCGTAATGTGTCATAATCATGCAATTTTTAAAAGGTTAGCTTTCTTATAGCATCTGAACTCACCTACTTCTGTATCGAAATAAGTCTGAACGGTGTCGTTCTTAGCCTTTTTATCAGTACCGGTTACTGTGGGCATGTATTTTTCGCAAAGAGTACCGTATGCTTCACGTACAGAACCATTGACTTTCTGAAAGTAGAACTTTACGATCCGGTTTTTCATTTCAGCTTTCAGCTTCAAATTAGTCCAGGCTGTTTTCAAAGCTTCTGACATTGAAAAACCGTTCTTCTTAACCATTTGCCAAGCAAGGCTCATGACCTCTTTCATCTGATTTTTAAAATTCGTGCTCATAATCGTGTATTTTAATATGTATGTACTATTTTATCCTATCAACCTTTTTTCTATCTTTGTATCGTGATTGAATGATTGATGATGCAAATATACTATCTTTTTAGATACCATAAAACGAAATAGTATCTTATTTGATACTATAAAACATTATTTAACTATTTGAGTAGTTTATACCTTATTATAATATGAAGAAAGAAAATTGGGCTTTAGTATTGAGTATTGTATCTGTTGTAATAAGCATTATTGCGATATGTATTTCTTGTCCCCACAAAGCGGAATTGGGATTTGATTATCAAGGAGTAATAGTAGGTATATTAGCATTATTAGTAACAATGCTAATTGGTTGGAATATCTACTCTATTATTGATATAAGAAAAATAAGAGAGGAATTATTGACAACGAAAGTCAATTCTGTATTCAATGCAGAAAAAAATAATGCAATAACCTGTCATGCAGTATCCGATTATTATTACCATGTTCTATTAAAATCAGACCCTTTGGGTATTGAATATCAATTTCTTTATTACAGAATAAGTGAATTGTTCCATGTATCAAACATAAGAGATACAGAAACTTGTAATGTAATAGTCAAAGTTTTATTGGAAATGATTAAGTCACCTGAGGATATACATATTCTGCAAAGTTGCAAGGATAGACTTATTGGGTTATTGTCAATGGTTAACGAAAAGGAGAAAATAGTAAAGTATAATGAATTAATGTCAGCTATTGCAAGGCTAGGAACTACCCCCCGCGACAGTAGGCAGTCTTAAAATAAGCTTCCGCATATTCATCTGCGGTACATTCCGATAGTGACACCATAACGATAAAGTAAAGCGACCAACTCAAAAGTTGCGGTTTGAGGTGAAGTCGTCCATATAGACCCTTACGGGAACAGTTAAACAATTTAGTCGGTATCATCCGCAACTTGATTCCGATGCAAATATAGGTATCTTTTTAGAAACCTCAACCATTTAATATAAATATTTTATGAGTGATTCCGCAAGAGATCGATTCCATAAAGTTATGGATATGTTAAATCTAACCGACTATCGTGTTTACACTGATATAGAAGGAATAACAAAAAACATGATGGTAAAGCTTAGAAATGGAGAAACAGAAGAAGTATCTATTAAAATTCTATCCCCATTTTGCAGAAAATTTGAGAACGTAAACCCTGATTACATTCTGACAGGAAGAGGTGGCCCATTAAAAAAGCAGGAGAAGGCGTGTATTATAGCTGACAACACTAAAGGATCATCTATCCAAGAGTCTTTCCCATTTGAATATGACTATAAAGTTATAGACTTCTTCAAAGATTATTATAGCTATCTAAACTACCAAGAAATAGAACCAAATATACTGGACAAACAACTCACAACACTAACAGAAGAGGAATCTGCAAAAATAGCGGGAATTATGAAATTAGATTACGAAGACTTTACGAGGGGGATTGAAATTGTCACAGGTTCGACTCATACGGGAAAACTCGTGCCTGTATATAACGCAAAAGCTGCAGCTGGTAATGCGAATGTAGATATGTACGGCTCTCGTACAGGGTGGGTAAATGTCGGAGATCTGCTAAAAGATAGTGAAGCATCTCTATATGTTTATGGAAATAGTATGATACCTGGCTATCCTCCTGGAAGTCTTATTGGGATACGTCCACTTAATGAATCGTTTATAGAACCGGGAAGTGTATATGTTGTGCAAACAGAATCAAACAGATATATTAAAAGACTCTATTACAATAAGGACAAAACAGCACTTATATGCATGTCAGACAATCACATAAAACATGCAGATGGTCCTATGGAAGGTGACTATTTTTATCCTCCATTTGAAATCCCAATTCCAGCTATTAAAATAATATACAAAGTTACAGGGGTAATAAAAAGAAATAGCGTTTCATCTACATAGCTATTAGTTCCCCGATTTATTCAATGAATTAAAAAACAAACTAAATAAATAGACATAATGAAAAAGATTTTATTATTAATGATGGCTATTCTATTAGTATCATTATCGTCTTGTGATGAAAGTGTATCGAATGGTAGAAGAATATACAAAGCGTATTTTAAACATATATTAAAGGACCCTGACTCTTTTACGGTATATGACGAGAAATATACTAAAGATGGAGAATATACAGTGAATTGGGAATTAGATTACGGGGCAAAGAATTCGTATGGCGGAATGGTAAGAGAGCAAGTTTCATTCACTACAATTGGAAATTCCATCTTTATAGATGGAACTAGCTATGATGTAAGGGACTTTAAATAGGATTCAAATTTTATTAGTCAACTTTATAAAATATACTGTCTCTTATACACATCTCCGAGCCCACGAGACCGATCA